TGGCGCTGATGGCAATCTGTATTTGATTGATATGGTGCGCGGCAAATGGGAAGCCCCTGAACTTGAAAGTAGGTGCCTTTTTTTCTGGCAGAAGTGCAAGGCGCAAAACATTGACGACTTCGGCGTGCTGAGAAACCTTTGCATTGAGGACAAGGCATCCGGGACCGGGCTTATCCAAAGCATAAAGAAAAAGGGCGGTATTCCTGTTCGGGCAATTCAAAGAAGCATTGACAAATATACTCGCGTGTGTGATGGGTTAGGTTATATTGAATCTGGAAGCGTTTACTTACCAGCAACGGCGGCCTTTACTTCTGATTTTATTTCTGAGGCTGAATTTTTTACTGCTGATGATTCACATAAAAACGATGACCAAATTGATCCTATGATGGATGCTATAAAGGAAATGCTTGCAGGAACAGGCGGCGTTATAAGCGGCGCTAAGTGCATGTAATAAATTGAGGGCAGTATTATGAAGAATAATTTCAGGTTATCGGCAATAGCAAAGACGGTTTTAATTAAGGCAACGGGCTTTGACCGGGCTATGCTTCAGATGAAAAACATATTGACCCGGACATGGGAAAAGGAATCAAGGCAAGCAATCATTGAAACCATCAGATTAATTGAAGCACACCCAAACGCCACAAAACTACAAATCAAAGCCATACAGGAAAATCTTTCAATTCAACTTGGTCAGGATTTCTCCGCGCTTGTGAATAAGAAAGTTGCGTCAATGAACGAGTCGGCCTACATTGCAGGCGGTAAAGCGGCAGCACATCACGCCGGGGCAACATTCACTTTCGGTTTAGCAGACAGGCAGGCAGTAGCCGCGCTGAATAATTCCCTACGGTATTGGGTTAAAGACTATTACAACGATCAAGTGATGGGCAACCTCAACGATTCGCTGACTGCATTCTTTACGGACCCGGCCGTATCCCGCAAGACTTTAATCGAAGGTTTGTCTTCTGCCCTGAATGACACCCTTGCAAAATCTGATTCATACTGGGACATGTTGGCAGACCATACCGCTACAAAGACCCGTGAAATAGGCCGTGTTTCAGGATACGAACAGGCACACGTGAAGCGTATTCAAGTCCGGGCGCACATAGATGATCGAACTACAGATATTTGCAGACGCATGAACGGTAAAATATTAAGTGTGCCAATACTTAGAAAATCACTTGACAAACATCTTGAAGCGTGCAAAGTAGGTAACAAAGACCAGATGAAAGCAACTTGGAAATGGTGGAGCAACAAGGATGTTGCCAAGTTGTCAGAACCAAAACTACAACGTAAAGTTAACAGCGGTCAAATTTTCCTTCCCCCGTACCATGCCCGGTGCAGGACTATTACGGTTGCGTACTTCGGAGACTAGTTTCCCGGAGGGTGCTTCTTAATGTCCAAAAAATCCACAAAACCTTTTGGTGGTGCTAAAATTGTCTACGCTGCTTCCATAGTTAAGGAGAGCGTGCAAGATGCCACCATGTTCAACGGTATCAATTATCTTGAACGCCCGCGAACCCCGATGGGCGATGACGCTATTGAATACTACACAAACACTGTTGATTATAATGCCTATCATGCTCGGTGTTTAAGACTGAAGGCTGATGTTTCGGTAGGCCTGGGCATGAGTATTGTCAGCGGCAGCGCGGGCATGATGAAACGGCTTGAGGTTGTAAACGACCACGGCGATTCTTTTATTGAAGTAATTTCCCGCGTTGCCCTTGATTATGAAACAACCGGAAACGGATACCTTGAAATAGTTGTGGGCCGGGGCGGGAAAATTGTTGAGTATTATTTCATGCCGTCTCGCAGGGTGTACCGCCGTCCGCGCGGTGCTGATTCCGCTTATTACTATGCCAATAACGAATCCGGCGCGCTTATACCGATGCAGGGATATAAATTCGGCGAACCGCGGGAAGCCGGGTCATATATCATGTCATTTGCTCAGTATTCTCAAACGTGCGTGAATTATGGCCTTCCTGATTGGCGCGGTGCTGTTTCTGATATTGAGCTTGACTATTACAGCATGCTTTATAATCAAAAGTTTTTTATTAATTCCGGTATACCAGATTTGGCCATTGTAGTTGAAGGCGGTTCTTTTGATAAGGATACCCAAGACGCCGTCACCTCATTTTTAAGCTCAAATATAAAGGGCGTGAATAACGCTCATAAAACCCTATACCTTCCGATTTCATCCCCGGACGTGAAGGTTAAGTTTGAAAAGCTGGGGATGGATGTTCCTAAAGATGCCAGTTTTGACACCCTACGCGCCCGCTGTCGGGACAATATTGTTTCTGCTCATGGTGTATGCCCCCGGCTTGTAGGTATCGTTACAGCCGGTGCGCTTGGCGGTGGTGGCGAAGCAACAGGGCAGCTCAAGACGTTTCAGGAAATATCAATCGCACCACGACAATCCATGTGGGCTACAAAGCTACAAGGCCCCTTATCTGAAATGGGCATGGGTACCGTTGAGGTCATGTTCAACGAAATGGATACCAACATCCAGGAAAACCCGTCTCAGTATTATCCGGCAATGATCGGGGCCGGAGTTTTAACGGTTGAAAAATCCCGCGAAGAACTAGGCTATGAAATTGTAATGATTGGGGATGATAAAGCCAAGAAGGAAAAAGAACAGGCGGCAGAAAAGGTGAAGCTTGTTGATGATGTTGGCGAACCTGTAATTGATGCACTTGAAAAATTAAGCAAGGCACTTGATGGATAGCAAGAGTTTAATCAATGCAATAGTTTTGCAGATCGCAGAGAAAATCCGCGATCTTTCAACTATTCAGGGGCGTGTTCCGTGGGATAAGGGGTTTTTAAGCAAAAGCATTATAGCTGTTCTTACTGGACAAGGTGAAGCAACCGTTTCAAGTAATATGTCTTATGCCCGCGCGGTGCATGATGGTCGGAAAGCGATTGTTATTAGGCCGAAAAAGAAACGTATGCTGGCATGGAAACCCAAAGGCGCAAAGGCGTTCATATTTGCAAAGGAAGTACATCAGCCCGCCCGCGAAGGACAACCGTTTTTGCTTGAAGGCGCTGCGGATATGCAAAGCCGGGGATATGATTTTCTCAACCCGCTTCTACACGAATATGTTTCCGCTGAAATTGGCGAACAAATAAAAGATAGTATTGAGCTTAATTTTTCAGTTTAAGGGGGTTTTTATTATGGCTAAAAAGTTTTTAAAAGATATAAAAATCAATTTCATATCTTTGGTGCGCAAGGGTGCAAACAACCGCACAACCATTTTCAAGAGCGCCGATGGTGAAACCGCAGATGAACTTGTGCAGGTTCAGGCCATTAAAAAAGATGATGTCAAGCAAATGATTTATGGCATTGTCTATGCCCCGGATGAACCAGACTTGCAAGGGCATCAAGCCTCATGTGGCGAAATTGAAAAAGGCGCTTATGGATTTATGAAAAATCTTAAAGCGCAGAACATCGACAAGGGTCATAGTAATCAGGCCGATGGCGGTGCTTTTGTAGCCGAGTCTTGGATTGTGCGCAAAGGTGACCCGCTGTTCAGCGCCGAAAAGCCCGGTGCATGGGCTGTAGGCATTAAGTGTGAAGATGCCGCTTTATACGCTGAAGCAAAAGAAAAGTTGCCCGCTATCAGCATGGCGGGTACTGCAACCATAATTACAAAGGCCGATAGTGAAGGTGCGGACGCTGAAGGGCTACTCCGTAAAATTATGAACTTGTTTAAGGAACAAAAAATCTCTATGGAGGATGAACAGATGGAAAAAAAGGAAATACAGGAACTTATTGATGCGGCTATCACAAAGGCTGCGGAAGCAACAGCCGCGAGCGTTGAAACACTGAACAAAGCAATGGCAACCGCGACTGAAAACATGACTGCGTTGGTAACTTCTGTTGAAGAGATTGCCAAACAGTCACCCGGCACAAAGCAAGACCAAGAAGAAACCGCTGAGATCCAGAAAGAGCAGGTCGATCTCGGCAAGCGTATCGCTGACATTGCAAACGGTACAGTCGAAAAGAAATAAGTAAACAACTAATCCTTAGCATTGAAGGAAGGTAATTAATTATGGCAACCGGAAGTCTCGGAACAGTAAAAACAGCAGGCTCGGAAGATTCTCAGCTTATCGCCAGTGATGGTTGTAAGCAGAAACCGATTCAGCTCAAGGCAAACGTAGGCGCATTGTCTCGTGGGACAGTGATGGCCATGAACACCACGACTTTTTTGTGGGAACAGCACGACCAAGACGGCTCAACCGGCGCTAATGTCGCTCGATGTATTCTGGCTGTTGATGTTGCAGACAGCACCGCAGCGCAGGAGTCCATTGGTTTTTTCATCGGCAAATACCGGCTTGATGATCTCATTTTCCAGACCGATATTACCCGCATAGAAACTGCTCAAGCAATCAGCGAGCTTGCGGATGTTGGTATCGAAATTGATGAGTCTTATATCGGGACCGTGACCAGCACCACAACCAGTTCAACTACCTCAACTACAACGAGTACAAGTTCCACAAGCTCAACCACGAGTTCTACCACGACTACCACAAGCGGCGGTTGATAATAAGTTTTTACCCCAGATCAAGGAGGTCTGACAAATGGATAATCTTTTCAAAATCCGAACACTTACAACCGCTGTCAACATGATGCAAGATCCATCCATGCTCATGTATCAGCGGTATTTTGCAGGCAAGGCACGCGGGGAAGTTAGCGACCGGCTCGCATTTGACATTATAACCGGCTCCCAGCGGATACTTGAAAATATGAGTATTTACGCAGAAGCCAAAGTCACCGCCAAAACTGGGCGCAGCACAGTAACAATGACGGCGCCCCGGCTGGCAACCAAGCGGCATATTGCCGCTGCAGAGTTGAACGCCATGCGTGGTTTCGGTCAACAGGCTTCTGTTGAAATGCTTTCCGGTCGTGTTGCCCGCGAGCAGAAAGACATGATGAACGAGCATTTCCGCACATTGGAGTTCTGGTCAGCCAATGCCATGAAGGGTAGAATTTATGACAGTGATTGCAGTACATTGCTTGTCGATTACCTTGTGGACAGCGGCCATCGTGTAACGCTTACCGGCACTGACCTTTTCACCGATTCATCCAGTGACCCGATTGAAATGCTGCGCGCGCATAAGCGCAAAATTGAGCAGGATTCAGGCGGCGCTATTACCAGCTTTGATTTTATCGCTGGCTATGAGGTCATTGATGCCCTTCTGAAAAACACCCGCGTGCTGGCCCTGTTGCAGTACACCGGCAACAAGGCAATCCGCATTGCAACCGTTGGCGACATTGAAACGCTTGTCGGCTGTAAAATTATCGAGTACTCCGGCAGTTACCTTGATGCCAATGGTGCTCGTAAATATTACATTGACGCTGATCAGTATGTGCTTGTCGGCAATTCGCCCGATCTTACCGACCTTCCGTATGCCCCGATTATTGACTTTGAGGCACCCGGCGGTATTGGTAATCCGGGCAGTGGGCAAATGTGGTTTTCAAAGTCATGGGATGAAAAAGACCCGTCCGGTAAATGGATTAAGGTCGAAGGCCGCCCGCTTCCGGTGCTACAGCGTCCCGGTAATGTAATGATCGTGACGGCGGTATAACAATGGCGCTCGCGTCCATATTGCAGGTTCGGCAGCTTGGTGGGCTCCCTGACGACACCAAGCTTGCTGACTCTAAAATAGAACCTCATCTCAGTGCGGCAGCGCGGGAGTTACGCCGTGAAATAGGCGAGTACGCAACACGCACTGGCGATGAGAAAGAAGATTGCATTGACGCGGAGGCTTCTTTGGCTTTGGCGTATTTAATGCCCGTCCTGAATGTCATTTGCCCGGAAGGGCTTAACACGGTGCAAAAGGAATACGGCGATCTTGGCTTGAATTTCTACGATGCCAATGATCAAAAGATTCTGATTAAGATGTGGACAGACAGGGCGGCAAAGGCAATCGCAAGAATCAAAAACGAGCAGCCCCCGGCGGGTGTGCCGACAATCGGATGGAATGTACTTTGATATGCACGATTCAGCAATAGAAGAATACATCCGGATCCAGACAACATCGGTATATCCTGACGTTGAAGCTGCTCAGATTTATGTCAAGTTCCCGTCTGCTGTTTTTGGCGTATCGCGCAGCAGGCGCGGGGATTCAATCGGTAGCGAAAAACTTTCTGTTTTGGTTATAATTGTCAACACGACAAAACTTGACCGGAAGTTGTTTATCGAAAAGTTCCCGCGCAAAAATATAACGGTTGACAGTGTTGTTATGGAACAGAACTTCATTAACACCGAGCAGCAAGACTACATTGAAATAATCAAAAACAAGGGTTTAATTTTTACCCTACAGTTTAACTACGACATTTAACAGGAGGCTAAAATGGCCGATCAATATGCAGCACCAAACCCCACGAATAACCTTACCATCCCAAAAGGTATTCTCTACATTGCGCCGTGGGCCGGGGATGTAGCGCCGGTAGACGGAGATTTTGTCGATGTCGGCAATGCAAGTTCCGTTACGGTTGAACCGACCCGCGAAAAGTTGGAACATTTTTCTTCACGTTCCGGCACGAAAACCAAAGACCGGGTTGCAGAAATTTCATCCGGGTATAACGTCAATTTCACGCTTGATGAAATCAGCCTGGCGAACATGGCTATGTTTCTGAGAGCAACCATTTCGGAAAGTGAGTTTCTGCTTGCTAATGAAAACATCGGTGGTTTTTATGCACTGCGCTTCATAGCTGACAACAGTTATGGCCGAGCATACAATATTAACTGCTGGAAAGTTGAAGTCGCACCTGAAGGATCAATCAATCTGATCGGTGACGAATGGATGAGCATGGGTTTCTCAGGCGAAGGTCTAGACGATACCGCGAACCATCCAACATCGCGCTTTTTCTCCATGCGCTTCACTGACGCGGTTGCTGGTACTACTACAACCTCAAGCACAACCACAACCACGACAGCGCCGTAGTGGTTTGATTGTACATGCTATACACAAAGCCCCTGCCCTTTTATGTGGGGTGGGGGCTTTTTTTAGGAGGTTTTGAAATGAAGTTTTTGCTCACAGTATTTATGCTTATTTGCATGATCAGTTTTTCGGTAGCTCCGGCAGTAGCTCAGAATTTTACATCCCAGCAAATTGATAATTTCGTACATGCATATCAAACCGTTCTTGCTTATGACAGCTCGGACAATGTTGAGTATATCGGCAAAGCATCGCCGGGCAGTGCAACCTCGGCAGCCGTTTGGCAGATTCAGAAGATTACATATTCAGGCAGTAACGCAATGACAATAAAATATGCGGGTGGTTCGTCTGCATTCTCAGGCGTTTGGGATGACCGCGCCACGTACACTTATTAGGAGGCACGCAACATGAAACGGTACATTAAAATATTATTCCTTGCGGCCTTGCTACCGTTTCTTGTGGCGGGTACTTACTACGAACCTCTTATAGGGCAGACAATGACAACGCCTCCCGGCATGTCGACCGTTGCGGAATCAGAAGCGTATACCGATGCTGAAATTGCGGCTTTGAGCGGAACGTATGCAGAGCTAGGCGAGGATGCCAACTTTGGGCAGTGTACTTGTGAAGATGGTGCAACCATCGGCGGAACACAAAGCATCATTACGTTTGACCCACACGGTGAGTCAATATCCAATGAAGACGATGACATCATTTTATTCCAATCCGCAGACGGTACAGCAGATCAATCAATACAATTTAATCTTGATCCTGCCGATGCTGTCAATCCGGTAATATCATCAGAGACATCAGATACTATTTTTATACAAGATAGACTTAAAATAGGCCCCCGTAATTTTGACGGCACAGAGGATGAAACATCTTTTGCACTATCATCTTTATTCGTTCCATCTACTGAAACACCATCCGATAAAATTATTACAGCAATAAACTCAACAACGATATTAGGCGGTTCATCTTTTCTTGCTAATTCAGAATCGAAGGGCATTGTTATTGGCACAAATTCCGTGACTACATTTGCTGGTCTTGGCCCTGGCCCTGCTGGTAGTGCGCTTATAGATTTGACTGGAGCTGAAATTTTTGGTGGGGATGGTTGGGCTGCTAATTCTACTGGCTTTGGAGATGACGAAGCAAAGCTGTTTTGCAAAGACGCTACAGGTGCGATAATCCAAAGTGCAGCCGATACGGTGGATATATCTGGTAACGCTTTAACGCTTAAACTTTTGGCTTCAGAGTCAGCATCAGATGGTAGCGAAACGGTTTTGTCTGTTGAAGAGCCTACACTTGGCGCAACGAATTACCAAGTTGTGCTTGAAGGGCATGGAAGCGGTGCAGGTATTTGGCTTGATAGCATAACGGGCGCAAGAATAAGCTCACCCGTTGCAAATGTAATCAAGCAGACAGGCGGCAGGATTACAGATACAGTCCGCATTATTGACACCGCAAGCCCATACACTGTACTTGCAACATCCTATAAAATCTTTTGTGATACAGATGATACTGCGGCTGATGGCGGTGACATTGAGATTGATTTGCCAGCAGGAATTGACGGCACTGAGTACGTTATTTATAACGTTGGTGCTGGAAACGTAACCATTGACCCGAATGGAACAGAAACAATTGACGGTGGTGCTGCTGGTGTTGCAAAGGTGTTAGGGTCTGGTGTCTTGACAATAACTTATGAAACGACCGAAGGATGGTGGTAAATTGAAATATCTCAGTATCCTTTTCCTGTTAATTGCCTGCCCTGTTCATGCTGAGACATTCAAGGTAGTTGTCTATGGCGACACTCACGACACGGTTGCTGGCGCGCCTATTCTGTCAGGCCATAACGATTGGATAATATCGCAAGCAGAAGCGTTAAACATTAAGTATGTTTTGCATTTAGGTGATGGTGTTACAGACCCAGCAGACAATGAAATGATTGCAACAGAGATGCAGAGATTGGCTACAGCAAACATCCCATATATATTCAGCTTGGGAAACCATGAGTTTGATACCGATGATTCTGCAAGCCCAGCAAGAGCAACGACATCGTTTGACACATATTATCCCGTTGCTGATTTTTCATGGGTTGATGGCAATTTCGATATAATGCAAAACAGCTATGATGTAATTACGGTCGGTGGTGTGGAATATCTATTTATGACAATTGCGTACTGCCCCGATGATGATGCGATTGCGTGGGCTGATGGTATCCTTACTGCAAACACTGACAAGCATGTAATCATATCTACACATTATTATTTTAGTTCACTTACATCAGAATATTCTAGGGGTACAAATAACGATAATTATACTTGGGCTTGCCAGAACAACGGAAGCGGTGAAGCATTATATCAAAACGTGTTTATAAATTATCCAAACATCTTAATGATTTTAGCAGGTCATAATTGGAATCCGTATTCAACGTATGTAGACGGTTCAATCATACGGAGAGATGTTGTTGACGGCGTTACGATCAACCAAATACGGCAAAACTGGCAAGCAGACACCCGTGGCAATTTATACATTAGAATTTACACAATCGACACTGAGGCAGACGCTATTCAAGTGCAGTCATATTCACCAAGTACAGATACATATTTACTAAATTCTGAAGATAATTTTTATTTAAACAAAGCTTCAATAGGTTTTGCAAATATCGAATGCGAAGGCATAATAATTCAATGAGGGTTCGACTATGAAAAAGATATTAATAGCAATAGCAATATTACTTTTCGCTTCTACTGCATACGGACAAGCTCGGTTCGACAAGGTGCATACATACTCTGGCGACTTCGGAGGAGATATTTGGTATGTGAGTGACGTTAATGGTCTTGATACTAATTCAGGCACAACGTCAAAGGTTCCATTTAAAACTATTGCTGTTGGGCTTGCTGCTTGTTCTGCCGGTGATGCTGTTTCTGTAACCGCTGGCACATATACAGAAAATGTGGTGATGAGTACTGCGTCAGTAGAGCTATGGTGTGAGATTGGTACAATTATTGACGGTGACGGAACCTGCTTAACTGTAAGCGGTGGCACAATTAAAGTTTTAGGCCCGTTAAAGATTACGCCAGCAGCTGACCAGATTGGTGTTCTGGTAAGCACCGCTGATGGGAACGAATTTCGGAATGTTCGTGTCAAAGGTGTTGCATCTACTACGGGATGGGATTTTAACATCGGTGGATCAAGGCTTTTTGACTGTACTGCTTCTGGTATAAAGGCAGGCGGTAAAGGGTTTGACATAGGTGGAAGCGGAACAAAATTAACTGCCTGTTATGCTGCTGGGACAACTACAAGCTACGGTTTTTTTGCTGATGGAACTATTACAGGTGGTTTCTTGTCTGATTGTATTTCAGTGGGCAATCAAACTGCTGGATATTATCTTGATGATGTTTCAGGCATGACCGTTGTTGATTGTTCAAGCGGTGCAGGGGATGGAAAATGGCGTGACATTGACTCCGCAAATGTGTGGAGTGGATTCAGTTATCCTGAAACTAAATTTAAAGATATTGTGATAGGTACTGATGGGGAAACAACCGGCAACAGTCCCTATAACCTGTTTAAAATAACTGGCTCCGTTGAGATTCAAGAAATTACAGGGCATGTCAATGTTATATTAACCGGCGCTAACGATGATGTATATTTCAATATACATAATGATGATGGTGCAACTTCTAATACACTTGTTACTGCTACAACCGGAACAGATATGCCGGTTGCTGTTGGTAGTGTTTGCATGAAAGGCGGTATTATAGGTGCAGCCCTGAATGTTTTTAATGCGGCTGGCGTTGTGCTTGGATTAAGCGCCAACTCTGACAAAAAAGCATTTGGCGTACTCGCTCCGGCAGCGGGGAATACTTATATGCAATATGTTTCATCTAATGACACATCAGGAACAATGCACTTCCATGTTATCTGGCGACCATTAACTGAAGATGGTTTCCTTGAGGTTGCCGAGTAAATTATGTTTAAATTATCCGACAGGTCAATGATGAATGCTGATGGAGTAGATCCCCGGCTTGTGCAGATTGCCTGTCGTGCTATTCAGATTACACCTATAGATTTTGGTATTCCTTCATCAGGCGGGTTAAGAACTGTTGCGCAACAGGCTCGATTATTTGCAAACGGGAAATCAAAATGTGACGGCTATCTAAAAAAGAGTAAACACCAAAGCGGCAGAGCGATTGACTTTTATGCCTATGTTGAAGGCCGGGCAAGCTGGAACAGGCATTACTTGTCATTGATAGCAACAGCATTTTTGCAGGCATCATGCGAACTTTGTTTTTATGTGCAGTGGGGTGGCCTTTGGAACGCCTGGCAATATCCTGACGGCTGGAGAGATATGCCACATATTCAAATTGTTGGTTAACCTTTAAAAAAGCGAATCGCGGACATGGAAAACATGGAAGTTTCTGAACGGGTTTTGAGAGATATAATTAGGTCTGAATTGTCAACACAACAAAAAATTTGCAGGCTGCCGATAAGTGATGAACAATGCGCTCAGATAGGCGTTATCGTTGACCAGCTTACAGGTTCGGGGAAAATAAACCTGGCTGAAGTAGTAAGTGATACTCAAGCAAATCATAAATGGCTAAAAAAACAACGTGAACGCGGCGATAAGCTATCAGCAGTTATTGCGTATACTGTTGCTGTTGGTTTTGTATCTGGTTTATGCGCCGCTGTTTGGAAAGGCTTTACAATAATCATAAAGGAGGGGTAACGTGATCATAGAAAATCTGCTTTCTCAGATAATTGATTTATTGAAAAGCGCAACGTCAATATCTATCGAACTTGAAAACATAACCTTCGATCCAAAGACCCTGCAGGGCAACATCGGCAAAGCACGCATTTCAACCGGGGGCGGTAAAAATGAAGCCTAACATTACTTATAGTTATCATGGAATGACTTGGGTGCGAAATCCAGCTGGGCTGAAATGGGTTTTGGTAGAAGATTTCAGCATCCAGACAGAAATATGCCCAAAGGAAGAAATAAAACTCGGCAAGATTACATTATATGTGTGCGGTCTACTCATCTTACACACTGGATACGAATGGGATGGCGCTACAGGCGTATTTGACACCGTTTCAAACATGAGGGCGTCTGCGGTGCATGATGCTGGTTGTGTGCTTGTACGGGCGCGTCTGTTGCTCGCAGACACCATGATTGCATGGAACAACCTATATAAATTTTTTTGTAAGAAAGACGGCATGAGTAAATGGAGGTTTTTACTTCATCGCGCAGGATTAAAACTGTACTGGAAAAGGCATATTGAAAAACTTCATAAATCAATAGAAGTAAAACACAAAGAGAGGGTTTAAGACCATGAAAAAAGAAAAGAAGATCACGCTCAACGAAAAAGAAATCACTATAACTGAAATGTCTGTTAAGGAAATCTCTATCGCGCTTGAAGACATCGCCGCTGATGGTAAAGCCGTTATGGAAGGCAAGAAACCCCTTGCGACCATTGACCTGCTGTTCGGGTCTGAAGCATCTCAGATTGTTATCTGCAAATGTACGGGGCTTACCGCCGAAGAACTGGAAAATGATTATTCCCCAACCGATGTTCGCAAGCTGATTGATGAGGTGAAGTCTTTGAACCTGTTTTTTTTCGAGATGCTGGCAAAACTGGTAAAGGTTCAAGCAAGCTTACCCCTGACAAAATAAAAGACTTGGCCTGTTCGCTTATTGAGGCCGGGCACACTAATGCGATGGAATACGGATGGACTTTTTTTATAATAGCTTTAGACGGGCATGCAAAAAGGGAAAAAGCGTCTACTTTAAGATCAGCCATAGCCGTCCGGGTGGGCAGCCATGCAGACAAAAAAGAATGGAAAAAGTTTACTAAGAAAATGACACCAAAGGATTGAGCGAAACATGGCTACTGATAAAGAACTAAAATATAATATCAAAGTCAATACCATTGGTGATGATGCAATAAAAAAACTCGGTAAAGACATTGCCGGGCTTTCAACCGCCACTAAAGCCTTCGGGGTTGCTCAGGCCAAGCAATCAAAAGCCGGGCTTGCTGGTACTAAGAAAATCAATACTGAAATCGCCAAAACTCAAACCTTATATGCAAAGCTCAAAACGGTATCGGTTGCCGCAATAGGGAAAATGGCAACCGCACAGGGCAAGTTAATTGCAAAAGCCAATTTACTTACGGCAGCCCTGCAGCGCTCGCAGAATGGCATGACATTCGGCCAACAGTTAGTCGGCGCAAAAGAAGCCGTACTTGCAATGGCCGGGCTTGTTTATGGTGTTGTAAATGCCTATAAAGCTTTTGCTGATTTTCAACAGCGGCTTGGCGAAGTTAATACCCTTTTAAATCTCACTACTGAGGGGATACAGTCGCTTGGATCTGAAATTGTTTCACTTAGTAGAATTATCCCGCAGTCAGCCGCAGAATTAACAGCAGCCGAATACGATATAATTTCAGCAGGTGTCGCGCTCAAGGATTCTGTTTATGTCCTTGAACTTTCAGCAAAGGCCGCCGTTGCTGGTGTTACAGATACAAAGACCGCTGTTGTTGCCGGTGTTGGTGCTATTAACGCATACGGCGCGAGCATGAGTGAATTGGGCGGGTATTATGACATTCTTTTTCAAACTGTAAAACTCGGTGTAACTACTTTTCCCGAATTGTCGTCTGCTATTGGTAATGTTCTACCTATCGCAAGGGCGGCAGGTGTTGACTTTCAAACCGTTGGTGCTGCAATAGCGTCAATGACAAAGGCCGGGATTAAAACCCCAATAGCTGTCAATGCTTTGCGCGGTGCAATTAATGCCCTATCAGCGCCGACCAAAGAAGCAAAAGAAAAGATGGATGCCCTGGGCATAACATGGCAGGGGCTCATTCCTACCCTTGAAGCAATCGCCGAGCAAGGTCTTGCGGTTGACCAGATGCGCGAATTAATCCCGGACGTTGAGGCTCGCGTTGCGGTTTTAAGTTTATCACAAAATATAGACGGTTTAAAAGATTCACTTAACAGTATGAGTAAAGCAACAGGCGCAACAAAAGCCGCCTATGACATCATGGCTGAAACGCCTGAAAATCAGGTTAAGCTTTTAGGTAATGAAATCACAGCATTGAAGATTCAGCTTGGTGGCCTTGTAGCTGAAGGGCTTATACCGGCAACAGGAAAACTACGAGAACTGGCAGCCATAATGCGCGAGTTGCCTGCATCAACAAAGGTTATAGTTGGACTTTTTGCAGCAGCATCAGCCGGTGCTTTTTTGTGGGCTGCTGGTTTAGGTAAGGTGATAATTGCTTTTGCTGGTTTGTTGTTGCCAGTCATAAAACTATCAGCCGCAATGATGACATTTTCGGGGACGCTTGCATCCATGGCAATCGCAAGCACGACCGCCGCTGTTGCAATGACAGTGTTGCTCGGACTTCTTGCCGCCGCTGGTATAGCTGCAATCGGGTATGCTGCATATAAATTCATTGAAGCGCGGCAGGCGGCTAAAGACCTAGCACAGGTTATTTCCGATTTGAACATCCAAGTTGATGACCTTGTAAAAAGTTTCAAAGGATTCAAGGACGTAAAACTTCCAAGTAATATTACCGGCAGCACAGTTCAAGAAATTATTGTTTTTAGAGATGAGCTTGCAAAAGCGCGGGCGTACTGGACAGCACTTGAGGCACAATTAAATGTACAGGCAAGCCAAACAGGGCTATTCGGCACGCTGACCGATGATGCAAAAGCGGCCGTAAGAGAATTACCCGCTGTTTCTCAACGGCTAAGGGAAGTGCAGGCGGCGATTCAGTCTTTGCAGCAGGGGCAGTCAGAGGGAATCGTTGCAAATACGATTACAGTTGCAATCCCCGACATAGGGGAAGTACAAAAATATATTGATGATGAAAAATCTTTGCTGAGTGATCGTATTTCTGAAATAGAGGAACTGGCAGTCGAAGAACAATCGGTCGGCACAGAAACCGCTCAAGCTATTTATGACGCCCGCGCAGAATCAGCAGGCAAGACTATGGAGCTAGTTGCGCTCGGTCTTGATTATGCTTTAGAAGCGTATGGTGCTGAGTCTAAAGAATTTACATCAATGATGGCGCAGGCAACAGAAACGCAGACAGAATTTGAAGCACTGAGGAATGAAGCACTGGCAACATACGAAACGGCGCTGGAAAAGTTACGGACAAGTGAACAAAAATGGGCGACATTTATTGAAGGGTTAAAACAAGAACTTGAAGACGTTAATAGCTCTCTTGATTCTAATGAAGAACAACGCGAGTCAGCAAGGGCAAGAGCCGAAGAGTTAAGATATGCGGCAAGGGAAGAAGCTGAAAAGAACACAGAAGAATCAAATAAAGCTGCGATGGAAATGCTTAGAGCGTCTGTTCGCATAGAAAAAGAGCATTCCGGCGAACTTAAAGACGAGTCCGGCAAGATACTTGAAGATGAAAAAAAGGCGCAAAAATTAGCAGCCGATGGGATTGAAGCAAGTATCATAGCCGCCGAAGATATAGGCGAAGAGTACTCAAGGGCACAGGCTAAAATAGCCGCAGAAGCTAAGCAAAATTATGACGACGCTAACAAAGCTATCGAAACATCTAAGTCAAAAATAGCGGATGTAAACACCGAAGCCAATAAGCTCAACGAAGAAAAAGAATTAAAAGTCACGTTGTCGCCCACCTATGAAAAATTAATTGAGCGATTTAAGGATTTAACAAAAGCAGAAACAAAAACAATTACAATACAGACTTTAGAAACGCACGCAACGGGCGGCATAGCTGGCAGTATGTTCACGCGCAAGGCTGGCAAAATCCCCGGCGCTGGTACTACTGACGATGTTCCCGCAATGCTTATGCGGGGTGAGTATGTCATTCGGAAATCGGCGGTTGACCATTTCGGGCAGGGCTTTCTTGACGGCATAAACAATATGATTTACAGCCCCGGCGTGTTGCCGAAATTCGCGGTGGGTGGCTATGTTGATTTGCCGCTTGATAGAAAAATAGAACGGGCAGAAAAAACCATACGAGAATTACAGCTACGCTTATTGTCTGTCTCAGCATTTGAGCCCGAGATTGCACAGCGGTCTATTTCTTTAATGCCCCAGGGTTTAAATTTTGACGGTCTCAATAGAGACAATCCAGAAGGCGCGCTGCAAACAATGACCGATGCAACCAGCAGGCTTTCTGCATTTAAGGCAGTAACGAATGGAGAGCTTGCGAGTGGCGTTACCGCTGCAATGGGTCGCGGTGATTGGGATGTTGCTGAAATATTAGAAACAGAGCGAGACGCAATCAAGCGTCTTATCCGTGACATATACGACACAATCAGAGATTTAACAAAAGACTTCCGGCGCATAATGGCAATAGCCCGGACAGAAGAAAGTGAACTCAGAAGGGATTTAAAAACAGAGCTAAGAACAATCAAAGCTGAGTTAAAAGAAAAAGAACGCGAAGAACAAATGCGGCAGATAGATATAATTGATAATGTTGCCCGCATGCAGAAAAGTGATGAAAATGAATATGATCAAACAGGAATGAGCAAGAATACTGTTGAAAGTGCATTTAGAGGTGATACGCCTCCTGAAGGTTTGGAGGAAATGCCGTCTGCTAAAAAAATCCCGTATGAAAGTGAATATAGGGTTGTCAAAACCTTAGATAGTACTATTTATTATTACACTGCAAGTTCTTCTAAGGGCAGCATTGGAAAGCGGCAAGGGGACATAGCCGGATACGTCCAAAGGGTTAACGGATGGGAGGTTGAACGCGCGGGATACATACCAGCAGGCAATCAATCAGGCAACACAATAACGGAAACAGATTACGGTGTTTTTTATAATCCCGATGTTACTGATATAGGGCGGCAAGAATTTAAGGATTCAAGAAACACAGTCAAGATAGCGCAGAAAGCCGCCCGCAGAGAAAACATGCAAGCGCAGGATTTATTTAATTATGAAAATGCGTATATTGAGAACGAACGCAGAGAGGGTGTTGATGATATAAAAATAGAAGCCGCGCCCGCTGTTAATGATTATGCGTCTGAGTTGTCATTGCTCAAACAGGAATTAATAAATGAAGCGCTTGTTTCAAAATACGAATTAAGTCAGGACATAAAAAAGGCAGAAGAAGACCGCGAAGACTTGCTTGACGAATACGAAATGGAACGCTTGAAATGGATTGAAGCAGACGCAGCGCTCCGGGCTGGTAATAGCAGCAGCCAACAAACGACATCAACCAGCTACTTTGCAACAGGCGGCAAGGTTACGGGGCCTGAAGGCACAGACAAGGTGCCTGCCATGCTGACAAACGGTGAATTTGTGATGCAAAAGAAAGCCGTTAACAGTATCGGGCTTGGTTTTCTCAATCAGTTGAACAACCTTAAAATGCCGGACTTTGGCGGTGTTAAGGGGTATGCCGATGGTGGTGTTGTTGCCGCCGGTGCCGAACCCGCCGGGCCGCCACTTGGCACAATCAATATTAAGGTAGGGGAAAGCACACTGCCTGCTCATGTAGACAAGAATATGGCGAGACAGTTTATCCGCGAAATGAAACTTGCAGGAATGACGGTATGATTACACTTGACGATTTAGAACTCCCGTATGAGCTTTTATGGTCTGACGAATTTGCGTGGACAGGCGTTTCAGCATCGGCACAATACAGTTTGCAAGGTGTCCAGCATGTTCAAAAATCAAGTTCAGCAAGCGGGCAAGGGCGGCCAATCACATTAATAAGCCCGGACGCATGGATCACCCGCGCTGACATAGAAACCCTGTATGCAAAATCAGCAGACGCAGAAACAGAAAGTATGTTATTAACACTACATGACGGCAGGACTTTCAATGTATTTTTTAGACAATGGGAACCACCTGTTATTGAAGCAACCCCGATAATGAAAATGGCAAACCCTGAAACCAATGAAGAATACATCGTGTCAATAAAGCTGGTAACGATATAATGTTTAATCAAGCAAAATACGGGCCGGATTATACTCAAGTTGGTTATTGGAAACCGGGCAGGCAGTACAGCGTTAACGATCTTGTGCGCCCTGCTGCCGATAATGGCCTTGCGTATAAGGCTTTAAACGATGGATGGACAAGCAGCGATGGCGCCCCGACATGGCCGACTGGGCCCGGCGAAACTGTTGCAGAATTTACCGGCCTTCAATGGGTTGCTGTATTTGACCGGACTTATAAAATCGCAATAGGCGGCATGTGCTGTACTCATGATGGAACAATAGCTGCAGGGGCCGGGGTGCTTCGGGTCGGTCAGATATTAGCTATTAATAGCGCGACTTATAAATGGTGCGGGTGGAGCAGGTCAAGCGATAGTGAAGAAGACATTGCACGCGGTATCCTTGCCCATAATGTTGACGCAACAGACAGCGAACAGCGGGCTACAATTTATGGCGCTGGCGAATACGATTATTCTGCTATTTACTGGCAGCTAGGTCATACTGGTAAGTTTAGAGCGTACGCTCTTGACCAGCTTTCAAAGCGCGGAATACTTATAAACAAATCAATAATAACAACCGTAACTACAACGACATCATCAACAACATCGACCACAAGCACTACCAGTTCAAGCTCGACCACAAGTTCGACTAATTCAACGACCAGCACAACCAGCTCGACGAATTCGACAACCAGCACAAGCTCAACTACAAGCAGCACTACTACAACAGCACCGCCGCCTTGGACACCGGCTGAGATTGATACAAAATTATGGTTTGATGCCGACGATGCAGACACCTTGACCATGACCAGCGACGAAGTATCAAAGTGGGCTGACAAATCCGGCAACGATCACGATCTTGAAGCAACCGATTCAACATACCGGGGCAGGCCAAATGTATCAACAAAAGACGCTCTCAATATTTTAACTTTTGACGGTGTGCGTGATTGCATGTCAATGCTGAATGAATCACCGTTTGCGCTTGGCGCTGTTGGATTTTTCATGGTGGTAAAATATATAATCCAAACACCGGAAATCCATCGTTGGCACATATCGGGTTGCAGTAGTGAAGCTCTGGGAGCAGATCGTAACATTTTTGAGCTGTATCTTTCCGGCAGTTCCGATAAAAAGAATGTAGTCAAAGCCGGGGCCGGGTCAGGCGGTGCTGGTTATGCCGGTGGTGCATTATATGATGGCGCTTGGCATGTTGTCGGCGGGTCGCATATTGGATCAGCTGTTAGTAGCTGTTTAGATTCAGTTGAATATGGTACGGATACTTATGCAGATACAGGAACGGTAAAGCATCTTGGCGTTGCTTGCAATTTAGACCCTGCAACCGGAGACCCGATCAATGATTACCGCACCCAATCTGAAGTTGCTGAAATTGTCGTAGTCGATAGCTTGACCGACAAGGCAAAAATTGAGGGGTATCTTGCATGGAAGTGGGGGCTTGAGGACAACTTACCAGAAGGCCACACATATAAAAACGAACGACCGGAGTTATAATGCCAGGACTTTCTACAGCGGGTATTCAAATAGATTTTAGTGACGCGATGTGCAGCGTTGGCGAATGTGGCGGGCGCACATTTGAGGTCACGCCAGCAGGATCATTAGAACCGGGCGATGATGTTGTATTCAATGTCTACGGTGCAACCAGCGGACTGCTCAGCGGCGTTGAAATGATGTGGGGCGGTCATTCGCTTGGAGACCCAACAGAAACAAACCCTGTAGTGATGGCTGTTACTGAAACGCTTTCTTTCCGGGGTGTTGATAAGATGCAATTGAAATACCCCGGCAATAATATTACCTGTATAGCTGTCACTGACATCATGGAACAAAATACAGTCACGAACGCTTTAACGCTTTTAGTTCCGGCTGGCGATTCTTTGACTTTAGAGCGTATTGGATTTTCATGTGTTGGTAAAACAGGCAGCGTGAAATTATACGGTACAGTGAGTGCTTCTTATGATGGTATCGGGAGTAAGCTTTCATGGGATTGGACTGTCCCTATTGCCGGTGGTGACCACTATTTTTATCTTCTGCAAAATGACGCCCTTGTCTATTCGCACATGATAACTATCAGCCTTGATGATTATGTTACCTTGTCGCCGGTTGACGTTGTTGTGGTTATAAGAGAATACACCACGGACGTTCTTGTTACCGGCGCGGCTGTTGAAATTAATGGTGTGTATATAGGCGATACTGACGAAAACGGGCGTATAAATTTAGGCTCAAAAGACATAGGCCGCTACACTATTAAAATTACAAAAACCGGATATATTGATTCTGATTTAGATGATCTTGAAAATGATAGTTTCGTTGTTGGGGAGTCTTAACCAGTGGCAGAACAAACAGTTGAATTATATGTGGAACGTGAAATGCCTACAGCCGGTGGCAGTGAAGACCCCGCTGACTTTATAACTACTGGCGTTATTAACGGCATCCCGCCCGCACTATATTATGGCATGTCTTACCTGTATCCTGAAGCAATGGAGGTTGACGGAAGTCTGGTAACTGCAAGAATAAAAATAGACGAACGAACTGTCAAGCCGATAAGTTTTCTATTGCGTATCCAAGATACAGCGGGAGAGTTTTGGAGCGTTACGCCTGAAGGGTTATATTATGATATTCCGCTTGGAGAATGGCAGACCAATTTTAACATGCTTGGCGATTTGGGCGTGTGGTCTTGCGAAGTTGACAGAATGGTTGAAGGTGTTAATTCAATTTTAGCTTCAGGCCCGCAAGTTGTTGGTGGTTTTACAATCCCGGCAGGTTCGGTTGCAGTTGATTTGGGAAGTAATGGTGGGCTAGCGTTTTTAGAATCACCATACTTTACAGTAAACGCCGCAGTTGATAATTTGACTATTGATTTTGATTATTTCACATTTGAAGATCCACACGATACAGGCAATGAATCAAGGCTTGATCTAGCTTGGGACAAGGGAGTTTTTGGCGAACCTGATTATGAAAGTGGCAGTGAAATCTTTGAACTTGAAGATTGCGAAGTCGGGGAAA